ATGCAGCAAACATACCCACTATAACATTGGGTGTAGCAGAACAACCCTCTTACCTTAGAAATATACCTGTACCTGGCGATAAAATACAATTTCAAGATCTTCAAATATCTTTTATGGTAGATGAAAATATGGAAAATTATCTTGAATTGTATAAATGGATTACAAATCTTGGGTTTCCAGAATCTCTAAGTCAGTATAGAGGATTGCAAGATCAAAATTCTTTATTACCAGAGAAAGATCCTGGCGATACTTTTAATGAGAGATCTGATGCTACTCTCATGATACTGAATAGTAATCTTAATCCCTCTGTAAAAGTAAAGTTTAGAGATTTATTCCCAATTGAATTGAGTGGCATTCCATTCAACGCTAAAGCAGAAGAGCAAGAATATTTTACAGCGACCGCTATTTTCAAGTATACTATGTTTGATGTGATTGATGTCAATGGAAAAGAAGTCGTCTAATCCCTGTAGTGTAGAAGCAATACAGGAGATGTGGAGTAAAGATTCAGTGATGAATCAAGATGAACTTGATAACGAATCTTTACGTATACCACAATTACACGCCAAATATTACGACCTATATAATACGATACTGCTTATGCGAAAACGTGATGAGCAACAGTATTCTTCTATTCTATTAGATCGTAGAAAGTATTACACTGGGAAGGCTACTGCAGACATATATGCAGAAGAACCATTTCCATATAAAGTTAGAGACAAGGATGATTTGAAATTATATCTTGACTCTGATGAAAAATTGAGTAAGACTAAACTCAAATTAGAATACTACGATGCTATGCTCAAGTATCTTGAAGAGATACTAAGGCAAGTTTCTAATAGAACCTATCAGATAAAAAATGCTATTGAGTGGCGTAGGTTCTCTTCAGGATATGGCTGATCTTATTATAAAAAAGAAGAACGAAGTATATCTTCAAATTGAATGTGATCCACATATCAGGCACGAATTACAGGATGAGTTTACTTTTGATGTGCCTGATGCAAAATTTATGCCACAGTATAGAAATAAGTACTGGGATGGAAAGATAAGATTATATAATTTACAAAAAAATGAAATATATGTTGGGTTGCTTGATAAAATAACTTCCTTTTGCAAGACTTATAATTATAAATTTGAATTTTTAGACACAAAATATTTTGGATTACCCTATGAGGAGAATGAAAGAGTGTCTGAGGAGGGTGTAAAAGATTATGTGACAGCAATTTCTAAGTATAAACCTAGATCATATCAAATAGAAGGCATCTACGATGCTTTGAGACGCAACAGAAGACTCATAATATCTCCAACTGGAAGTGGTAAATCATTAATGATATATGCCATAACTAGATATCATCAAGAGCAAGACAGAAAAATATTAATAGTTGTTCCAACTACTTCTTTAGTTGAGCAAATGTATAAAGATTTTGTAGATTATGGATGGGATGTTAGTGATATAGCTCATAGAATATATGCAGGAAAAGATATGTTGAGTGATTGTCCTGTTATTATATCAACTTGGCAATCGATTTACAAACAAGATAGGAAATGGTTTAGGCAATTTGGTGTAGTAATAGGTGATGAGGCACATCAATTTAAGTCTAAATCACTTGTTAGTATTATGACTAAACTAGATGATGCCAAGTTTAGATATGGTTTTACAGGAACACTTGATGGCACTCAAACACATAAATGGGTGTTAGAGGGTTTATTCGGACCTTCATATAAAATTGTCAATACGAAAGATCTTCAAGACGCAGGGTATCTAGCAAGGTTGAATATAAAAATACTTTTATTAAAACATGAACCTAGAAAATTTGAGACCTATGAGGAAGAAGTTCAATACATTATAACTCATAATAAAAGAAATAATTTTATAAAAAACCTAGCATTAGACTTGAAAGGTAACACATTAATACTATACAGTAGGGTGGAAACCCATGGTCAGATATTATTTGATATAATAAATATAAGCGAACGTAAAGTTTTTTTCATTCACGGTGGCGTGGATGTTGAAGAACGTGAACAAGTGCGTATGATCACTGAGAGAGAAAACAATGCAATCATTGTTGCGTCTTACGGTACTTTCAGCACTGGCATCAACATTAAACGGTTGCATAACATTATTTTTGCCAGTCCTAGTAAATCTAGAATTAGAAACCTTCAATCAATTGGTAGAGTTCTAAGAAAAGGTGAAGGAAAATCCAAAGCAACTCTCTATGACATAGCTGATGACACTAAGGAGGGTTCAAAACAAAATTATACTTTGAATCATCTCATTGAACGCATCAAATACTACAACGAGGAAAAATTTAATTATGACATCATCCAAATCAAAATCTGAACCGTATGATGAATTTCTTGCGTGTATTAAATTGGTAAGCGGAGAGGAAATTCTATCAAAAGTTGTAATAGACTCCTCAGATAATCAAAAAATAATAATTGATAATCCTGTAGTATGCCATGAGGTTCGCTCGCCTGGTGCTCAAATACCAATGGGATATAAATTTGAACCTTGGATGAAATTGAGCGATGAGGAATGTTTTATACTTAATCTTGACAAAGTTATTACATTATCAGAAATAAAAGATGAGTTAGTTCTTGATACCTATAAACAAATTATATCAAGTGGATTCAAAAGAACTCATCCAGATTTGAATCGTGATATGGGTTATATAAATTCTGTAGAAAAGTCTAGAAATATTATAGAAAAATTATATAGAGGTGATGATGCATCTAAAGAACCTAAAAAAGACCTATAGCTAGTCCCGTTGAACGGCAACATAGTGATTCTACATATATTTGCAGTGGTTGTCAAGTTGTGCTATAATAAATTTAATGAATTGAAGACATAATGGTACGTAAAAGATCCGAGCACTATGTAAATAACAAGGAATTTCTTGCTGCTATTGTTGCTTATAAACAATCTATCGCACAAGCAGAACAAGCAGGAGATCCTAAACCTAGGATAACAAACTACCTAGGAGAATGTTTTTTGAAGATTGCTACACATTTATCATACAAACCAAATTTTGTAAATTACATGTTTAAGGATGATATGATATGTGATGGTATAGAAAATTGTGTACAGTACATAAACAATTTTAATCCTGAGAAATCAAAAAATCCTTTTGCATATTTTACGCAAATTATACATTATGCTTTCTTACGAAGGATACAGAAAGAGAAAAAACAATTAGAAATAAGACAAAAAATTATAGAAAGATCTGGATATGAAGAAGTTTTTACTGCAGACGAGACAGGAAAATCATCTGAATTTAATTCTATTAAAGACGCAATACAATACAGATCTAATAACAGATGAAAGTTGCTATCATAACTGATCAACATTTTGGTTTCAAAAAAGGATCTAAATTATACCTTGATTATTTTCAAAAATTTTACGATGAAATTTTTTTTCCAAAGATTGAGGAGTTGGGGATTAAAATTGTACTCGACCTTGGAGACACTTTTGATAACCGCAAGGGAGTTGATCTCTTTTCTCTGGACTGGGCGAAAAGACATTATTTTGACAGGTTGTCGAGTCTTGGTATTCATCTCATCAGTATTGTGGGAAACCATACCGCCTACTACAAAAATACAAATGAGATTAATACCAATGACTTATTACTACGAGAGTATAATAATATTCGCTTGTTTTCTGAAACTACGGAGTTAGATGTAGGTGGACAACCTGTTCTATTCATACCATGGATTAATCAAGAAAACTCAGATGAGACTTATAGAAAAATAAAAAATTCTAAATGTAAGGTAGCAATGGGTCATTTAGAATTGAATGGTTTTATTGCCACCCACGGTCACACTATGGAACATGGTGCTGATTTAGATTGTTATAATAAATTTACACAAGTATTTTCTGGACACTATCACACTAGATCTAGTAATGGAAAAATTTATTATTTGGGAAATCCATATGAAATGTTTTGGAGTGACGTGAATGATAAGAGAGGGTTTCATATATGGGATACTCAAACATTAGAACTCAAAACTATAAACAATCCTAATCAATTATACACAATCATAAATTATGATGATACACCTAGACAGTTAACCAAATTTTCAGACTATACCAATAAGATAGTAAAGGTTGTAGTTAGACAAAAAAGTGATGAAAAGGAGTACGACAGGTTTATGGATTCTCTAGTCAAAGCAAATCCGCATGATATAAAAATTATAGAAAGAACAGATCATTTAGTTTTTGATGGAGAAATATATAATCAAACGGAGGACACAATAACTTTATTAGATAGTTATATTGATGACCTTGAAACTAATTTGGATAAAAACAAAATCAAAGGTTTGATGAAAGAAATTTACCAAACTGCTTGTGAATTATGATGTACATTATTACAATAAAAGG